AGCGCCGAAGCGCTAGGAAGACTGTTATGAGTATTCGATCGAAACAGCAGAGTGTCTCGTTCTCAGATATCTGGGGTTCTGTCGTTGCCGAAACCGTTTATCGGTGTGAAGCAGCTGGCGAACCTGGGACGTTTGATGACATATGGGAGATTACTGACGAAGTTGGTGGTACCGATATTGTCTTGCCTATGCTTGACGCTATTATTACTACTGACTCAGATCGAGGACTTCGATTCCGAAAGGTTGACCAAGAGAGCTACGGTTTAAGTGGCTCTGGCGGTCATTCCGGATGGGTCTTAGTCCGTGATCAGCCTGCTATTGTAGGACATTGGTCTTACACGAGCAATTTGCAGTTTATCCGAGACTGGTTTATCCAGCAAGGATTAGCGCCTGATCTGCGTTTGTCATTAAACAACGCTACTCACCTCGCGGCATGGCTAAATAGCCAGGGCCAGACCAAGGCTAATCTAGGCTTGAAAGAGCTTAGAAATCCTTTGGATTCTGGTTTTAGTCTTCCCACATTTGTGCGGGAGTCGCGCGAGTTAGTCGGTCTCTTCAAACATGTTGTTTCTTATAAGAAACAATTGAAGAGGTTAGGTAGGCAGTTCCGAAGGAAATCATTAAGGGAGATCGCTGCCATTATAGGCAACGAACACCTCGTATGGGCCTTTGGAATACTGCCTCTTATTTCCGACATCCAGAGTATCTTTAAGATGCTGACCGGGTGGTCAGCGGTTCTTAGAGACCTCTATTACGGCAAGAGGAGGACGTATCGCTACGTTCTCGATTTTGCTGTCGACCCTGCTCTTATTGGCCTCGGTGACCAGTATCCACTTAACGTGGAAACTGAAATCGGGCGATATAAGGGAGTTGGTGGCGCCTGGTCAGTAAAGTACACATATTCTGCGTACTATGCTGCCTACCTTAGATTTGATCTAAGGGCTGACGACATCATTCATACTCAGATCGGAAGATTCCTTGCACTCCTTGATTATTGGGGAGTACAAGCCGATCCGGGTATCATTTACGACGCGATCCCGTTCTCTTTCGTCGTGGATTGGTTCACCGATCTCGGTGACCGTATTCATGACTTGGAACATGATCTAGTCGGGGTCAATATGACAGTCTACGAGGGAGCTCACCACATACGTGGTATTCTCTCTCGCCAGTGGTACTACGACAGCCCGCAAGCAGGAACAAAAACCCTGCAATACGGTGATTCGTTTACTACCTTCGTCCGGAGGCATTATCTACCTCCGCATCCACCAAATAAGTCTGCGCTTAAGCGACTTGGGATTGACAAGCTATTACTAGCTGCCTCTCTCATTAGCACTCGCAGACCTTAACGTCCGTATATACAAGAACAAGCACATGCTTGATAACACCCTAAACCTCAAGGCCAGCATTTCAAGTTTAATCTTGAATACGCCGGTCTCCCTCATTGATGTCGACAACGGTAGCAGTGTACGCAAGTACACCGTTTCCGCTACGGAATCCTACACGCTCAAGATTTCTAATCAGAGCACTAAGGAGAATCCGCCCGTCGGCACCAATCGCACTCAACTGCGTCTCGAGCACACAAAAGTGCTCACGGACGGCAGTGAACGCACGTCTTTCGTGTCGTTGGTCCTCGCGTCTCCACGCGATACCAACTTTTCCACGAATGATATGATTGGCTTGGTCCATGCTATCGCTACGCTGATCTCACCTTCCCATCAGGAAGGGCTTGAGGCTAACGAATACACGGTCGGCCAACCGGCTCATACGTTTGTTACTCGCCTTTTGACGGGCGAGGTTTAACGTAGACGTTCAATCTCCCGTGCGGGGTCGCCAGAGGTGTAAATCTCTGGTAGACCCTTTGCGGGGCATTGAGAGGATCTGAGGACGTAGGTGTTTTGTTAGTACAACCATAATAACATGCTATATAGCAAAGTTACGCTGGCGATACAGCAAGACATAGCTGATCGTCTCATACTCGAACAGTCTGAACTTGAAATGTGGCTTAATACCACACGCCAAGGGATCACTGAATACGGTGTCAAATATATGACTACCGTGTTGCCAAGTGTCGGAAAACGACTAGATCGCGCTTTACAGGGCGATACTTGGTTTGAATACCATGAATGCATTCCTGCATCATTGTATTTACGTGTCTTTAGCCATAATGGCTATTTACGACATGATGTAGCCTCTAACCATGAGGTGATAGAGACGATCAAGGCACTCCGCCAGTTCTTGTACGCAATGTACAAACTGGAGTTACCCTACGAACTCATAGATGAACTAAAAGTAATCTATGGATTCATCGAGACCGATAGGTCCCTCCCGGAAGCATGCTTCCGGAAAGACCCCATCGTGCGAAAAGCAAGGACGTTCGCGTCCAAACTCTTCGCGTCATTCAATCCCCGGGAAATTAAACCGGGTCATGGGCCAGGCGCAGTGTCGACGGGTGAAACGCAATCAGAGAAAGGTGAATTTAAAAGGATTTACCGATCTCTTGAACGCTATTATCCGTTTACTGAGTATTTTGTATACTCTCAGACACATGTTGCCGACTGCCTTGATTGGATCCAAACTCGTGAGCTTGTGGAACATGGCACCGCTAAAGTGGTGCTTGTCCCGAAAGACTCGCGTGGACCTCGACTAATCAGTTGTGAACCATTGGAACTTCAGTGGATCCAACAGGGTCTTGCCAGAAAATTAATGGCATTCCTTGAAGGACACCCACTGACGGCAGGCTTCGTGAATTTCACGGATCAGTCTGTCAATCAATGGCTAGCATTGTTGGGATCGACCTCTAACGAGGAAGACCCGTCGCGATGCTGGGTCACACTGGATATGAAGG